CAAAAGGTGGTCTAAATCCGCCGTCTACGGATAAGAACTTACCGCCCAAAACATAGACCGCAGTAATGTATTTTCCAGAGTGAATCCCTCCTGAAATTTGGTTACCGATCTCCAAATCATCCGTAACCACTACTTCACCATCTGAATTTCTTATAGATAATTTCTGACAAGATTCTCTTATATCAACTGTATCAGGCTTTAATTCTTCCCATCTTACTGGGTCCAATTCTGCCGGCACAGTATAAGCTGTTGATGTTTGTCTAAATCGAAAAAGCTGATAATCACTGCCGTTAACATGATACATGACTATACGGCTTGTATTTGCAGGAATAATTGTATTAACGATAGAGTAATAATTTACATGAGCTGCGGGTGCTACATTAGATATGCCGTACATAATGGCGCGATGAGACCAATTAACCCATGTTCCTTCTTTGCTTTTTTCAATTGGAGATTTTGCAGATGGTATTTGCTCATAAAAATCACCAACTAAAAAGTCATGTTTTACTCTCCATTCTTCGCCATTCCAGCGAATTGTAATATTATCGCCAATTTTTGTTGTGATTGTTTTTGTATTATTAACCAAAACTACATCATCATTTGCGTCATTAATAATAAGTAATTCAACACCCTTGTAAGCGCCATCGCCAAGTATTAAGCTCGATATGTTACCGACTAAATTAATAGATGCATTTGCTTCTACAGATGATGTCTGTGTGTTTGATGTTATAGATATCGGACGTTGTTTCAAAAAGGGTAACATCATATTGATTGTATTTTCTGCTGTTGAACATCCCTTATTTGGTTCTGGTTTTTTTACACCAAATTCATTATAAAAACTCGGCATATTTGCGATTGCAAACCTGTTTAATGTTAAATCTACTACTGCCATATTATCCTCCGTTTATTATTGCCAATACTTCATTTTTAAAATCTTGGCTTTGAAAAATATTTGTTTTAAAGTAAGCTGGATTATCTACATTTATTATTGCCCAGGGAAACTGATCATCAAGTTTACCCCAAGGGCGCCGTAAAGCTGTATTACGGTTAAATACATCTATACTTAAAGCGCTAGTAGGATCCCACATCATTTCATCAATCATCATTAGACTGTTTTCGCCATCAATAGCTCCTGATGTAGAATTTATATCGACAGTTATCGGAATTACTTGTTCACGGCTATTCCAAGTTAATATTTTTTCGTTAATAATCATTTTTAATGTTACGCCATCAGCAATAATACCTATATGATACCATTTGCCTTGCTTTAATATATTTTCATCTAATTCAATCTCATCATAAGAGCCTTGGTATATATGTACTATTTTTACATGAGCCTTTCTTATTTCATTTAACCATGACCCATCTGTAGGCTCATCATTTAACCAAACATTATCAGTTGGTTCATCGTTTAGGTATGGTTCATCATTCTGTATTACTAATTGTATTTTTTCTGATTCATTTCCTACAGAGAAGATAACTTGGTTTTCATTCCAAAAATAAAAAAGCCAAAAGTCTAAAGTCCATGCGTTGGAAACATCAAAGGTATTTAATAGCCTGAAGTTTCCATGCAGTGCGCGAGATTCTGTTGCGTAAGGAGCTATAGCTTTTAAAAAAAGAGGAATTCCTTCTGCTTCACCTTCCAGAGAACCAGTTCCGGTAAGTTTAAAAAACTTTTCTCTGTTTTGATCAAGTACAAAATTACCTTCCCAACTGAATAATAATTCTTCCCACACATCCATATGCGCAACTCTGGAATTATCTGAAGGTAAAGGAGAGCCAACATCGTAACCTCTTGCTCTGCGAGATAACATGTCAGCATTAGTAATGAAAAGTTTGTCTTTAGAAAAAAGCTGCGTAGCCTCGACACCTTCAAGACCAAGTCTAGCCATAGTAAGCCATACAGCTTCTGAAAAAAACTGAAAAGCAATCTGCCGGGCATTTAATATTGCTCTGGTATCACCATCCGACCATTCGTTATTTTCAAATGACAAACCGTATCGTGGATCTACAATTAAACTTTCTGATAGTTTTGCAAATATACCAAAAAGTTCTGCTACCTTTAATGAGTTTGCAGAAATAGAGTTTGTAGCATAATCACCTGTATCAGTAAGCTTTGTTTGTGTTCCAACTATATTACTCCATTCAGAAACAACATCCTGCATCGTTCGCTGACGTACTCGATAAAATAATATTCTGCCGGTAGGTTCATCAGCAGTACCTGCAGAAGGTATATTTGCATGTACGATAAATGTTGCTGCTAAAGTAAAAACACTGTCCGCAGCGCCACGCCAAGGGGCATCATGCGGTCCTTGACCATCAAATCTTGGAGCAAACCAATTAACTGAATTTTCAGAAACTTGCAATTCGTATTCTTTGAGATTTGATAAATTAATCTGCTTCATCCAAGAAAGTGATATAGAACGGAAACCTCCGGCTGCAGTAAGTGTAAGTTGAATTGGAATCATCACAGCGCCTTCTGCAGTAAAACCTGATACAATTTCTTTAAATGTTGGACGAGTAGAAATGGCTTCATTTATTACTTTATAACTCGTTCTTGAAGGAGAACTCCATTCACCTTCTAAAATATTTCTTGAAGTTTTTCTCGACTGCCATTTACTTTGAGAATTAATTAAATGATACCATCCATTATCTGTACCATTACCGGTTGGTCTTTCAGGTTTTTCGTCAGAATCATGATATGTAATATAATTAGATAAAGCAGTTTCTCCTATAATACCGGAATCGATTGCCCCTGATACAGGCGTTATTTTATTAACAAACTCTGGAAGAATAAAATCAGGTTTATCTACATTAAATATTTCGGGGCTATATTCTACACAAACTAGTGTCGCACAAAAATCTGCCTGCGGCTGTATATCATTTATTTTTAAATCGATTATTTCTTTTCCGCGGATTCCAAATGCATATATGTTCTGCGCATTAATCATATTTGAAGATACAGGTTCTTCAAAGAAAATATCAAACTGATTTTCTACTTTATATATATCTTTTAATACAATTTTGCCATCAGATAAACGTAATCTGACAGCATAATGATTATCATGATTTATTTCTACAGGTTCATCGAGACGTATGCCAATACATTGTTCTGTTTGTTCATCTTTTAAAATTGCGCGAATTCTGCCCTGGATGGATCCTGTTAAAGCGATATCTCCGGCGTATTGTATCCAATCGCCTTTGTTACAAAGTAAGTATTCAATGTCTACTTCTATCGTGTGAACAAAAGGACGGTTTTTTAAACATGCTAAATTATACATGCCAATACGTCTAACTTGAGCAGAATTAGTTATCCCCCAAATATCATTTTTTTGATTTGTTTCCGGTTCACTTGCTTTGTTACCGTCTGGAGTATTATATATTTGTAATTCATTATTACTGTATCCCGCTTGCTCATCGATAAAACGATAAGATACAGCATCAGGAATGTCGCCTTTTAACATTGTTATACTATAATTTTTTGAATTTTTTGGAGTAAATAATTGCACTGGAGCACTTTTCTCAATATCTTGTATAACAGATATTTTTGAATCAATTCGTAATATATCAGCTCTGGCAGTACTTCCAATCATTCTAGTAATTTCTGATATTGTTAATGCTTCAGAAATATATGCATCACAATTATAATTATAATCTTCGCACCATTTATAAAACGTTTCTAATTCTCTCCAATCTATATCATCTGATGAGACTTCTTGCTGTGCAGGTTTTCCTTGTAAAACATATAGAAGCATTGCGGCAGGGTTTCTTGTCTTAGAAAGTTCAATCCATGATAAAGGACCGGTTCCTGATTTTGAGTAGACTGGTAATTTCGCAGTTGCAATATAATTAAAATCCTCTATAACACCATTTAATCTCGCTGTTGCCATTACTCGAAGCGCAATAATAGTTAAGTTGTTTTGTAACTCTTGTCTAATTGGCTTTATTGATTTAAAAGATCTAATCGAACCAATATACACCTGATCTATTATATTGCTGTCATCTGAATCTGCTGTTAAACGAACGATTTTTATTGTATATTGTCCAGGTATTAGATTTAAACTTGTTACTTGATATCGTCTTGTTCTTAATTCTGCGCCTGTAATAACATTTGTATCATTATTAAAAAAACCTAAAAGCTCATAGAATGAATCGGGAGAATTAGCAGGTTTATAATATGCGCAAACTTCTACAGATGAAGATAATAAATTCCCATCATTATCATATCTCCCTAAACCATTATAAAAAAATATATCAATATTTATTTTATCGGTATTATTTGGCGTAGTTTGTATTATTTCTCCGGAGATTAATATTCCATCATTATCTATTTGATTCTGTAATGGCTTATTAAAAATATTCTCATTAACACAATTTGGATATAAATTAGAAGTTTCTCCGTTCTGTAATATTTCCATACGAATAATATTGTCTGTACCAGAAAGTATATTATTTATATTTCTTGTTTGTGATAATTCAATTAATGAGGTTTCGCCTAGTTTAAAACTTGTTAGATCTATTTCGCAGTCTTTATATCCGCCGCAAAATAATTGAGTAAAATATTGATTATTTCCAATTACTTCTGTATGAGGGTTTGCCGCGAGATCCGGGTATATTCTATGCTGACCAAATAAAACAGGTATACGTCCCTGTAGTCGCGCTTTATTTTTTCCTCCACGGATTGACGGATCATTTTCTGGTTTTTCTCTATCGTTTAATGTTGGAATATTAATATTCATAAGCACTTGGCCGCCAAGTGCCATAGAGAGTCCACAGCCAATTAATGCGGCGCCAATAAATCCGCCAATACCAGGAATAAACATTGCGGCAATTCCTAGACCTGTCATTATCCAGCCGCCGATTTTCATTCCTGCGCCAGCTTCCTGCGTACTTCCATGCGGAATAAATTTAATCCAGAGTGTATCACCGTCTTGTGCAATTACAGAAAAATCTTTTATTATTTCGCCATTTTTACAAACACGCGCTTGTGATAAAGCAAACCTTGTATTTAAACTAACAATGATTTCTTCTATCGATTTTGATGTTACATTAGTTTCGATGGGTTCTGATTTAAACGGGTTTATTTCGGCTATTACTCTAACTGACATTATAATAACCCTCTATTCGTCCACTCAAGGCGGGATGTGTATCACGCTGACAAACACTGCCAGTTTTAATTCCAGTATGCAAAATGTAACCATCTCCTGCCACAATTCCAACATGTGCTGGAACGCCATGCTCTGTTATAAGCACAACAGCGCCTTCTTCAGGCTTTTCTATTTTTTCTGCTGCCAGTACAGGTCGATGTTCTTCAAATAGTTTTGCTGTTTCTTTAACATTTAATGCATCATTATAATTATTAGAAAACTCTGGTAAATTAGTGTTATATTCGTTTTTTAAAATCATTCTAATAAGTCCATAACAATCACAGCCTTCTATTGTTCTGCCGTTGGAAATAAAAGGGATACCTATATATTTTTTTACCCATTCATACATCAAAAATATAACCCCTCAAAATTATCAGGTGTATACGTATCTTTTGGAAATTTGCGATCGATAAGATAAAAATCATAAACTTCCCCCTCGATTGTTTCCTTGCTTGCGCGAATATTTCTTAAACGATATCTTAATGGGCCTCTCTCATATACGTTTGGTGTGCTTGCCGCTATTACACAAATTGTAACTATTATTTCCTCATTAACAGATTGTTTTATTGTTTGAAAAACAGCTAAATCAGTATTATCTATTGCAAGTCTACATGGCCGCGGAGCGTTTTCTGTCTGTTCCGGAAGTATTACCGTAAAACTTGCGGCAATATATTCTTCATCTTGTGAAATTATATTTTGAGTATTATCAACAAAGCGAAGAATTGCTCCGCCGGAAGTTTCAATTTTAACTAAATGTAAAAATACCTCTTGTGTTTCTGGAGCGAGAACTGCGTCAGTTGCGCTTGGTGATAATCTCATAATCGCTCCAATTGCATAGATACTGCAAACAAACCGTCTGCATCGACAGTTGTCGGCTCATCCGTAAATCTAAATACACCTATTTCTTCTGTAATTGGATCCATAAAGTTAAATCTAAGCACACCATCGGCGAGAACATGAGTATAAAATTGTTCAAAAACTACGAGCTCTGCAGCGTCAAAAATTTGTTTACCTGTAAATAGAATTGTTTTTGCAGTATAGCGGCGCCGCGTCTTTGCGGGACCTGCATCCATTGACGTTCTTATTACATTACTTTGCGGCTTCTGCGAAAAACTAGCTGCGAGTAAACCTGCGGGCAATAATTCCGGCCAGCTAATATTAACCATTTATACTCCTTGCGCTCTTTGGCCAAATCGGCTTTTCATTACTTGATCAGCTTTTCCTGAAGCAATATGTTTATTGAAGGCATCGCCGATAATAATATCGATTTGTTTGCCGCCATCCGCACTTTCATTTTCTTCCTGTTGTATGTCTACTCCGGCATTATTAATAATGTTTATTACAACATTTGACCCGGTACCTGATGTTTGCACTCCAAGATCGCCGTTTGGCATACGTGTCAACGGCATTATTGCTTCAGGTCCTGCTTCTCCAATTAAACCGAATCCGCCGCCATGCGCAAAATATGTAGGCTGACTTACAATCTGATTTGTAAATGTACCGCCGGCAGCGTATGCTTGAGCAACTTGACCGTATTCACTAAAAACACCGCCATGTGCATGCGAACTTGCGCCGTCAACATATCCGCTAATAATTGCGCTTGATCCTGCCGCAGCAATAAAACCTAAGCCAAGCGGCCATTGACCGTTTGCAATAAGTTGAAGTCCCGCTTGCAGGAACATCATCGGCAGCTGCTTTAATATCTGACTTGCCATTTGTGTCAAAGCGCGATTAAAAGATTCCGCGGCATCTTCTCCCTGACTGAGAGCGCGGCCAAATTCTTCGAATCCCGAGAGAGTTGCATTTGTAGAAAGTTCGATTAACTGCATCGATAATTCGCTTAGAATTACTGCCGCGCGATCGCCGAACATCTCAAGGTTCATTAGTAAAACTAAAAGATCATCTGATAAAGATTCCTGCCAGCTTTTTACGGCTGCTCTTGCTTCATCGAGTTTCGCCTTATTAATTTCTATCTCAAACTGTATAACTGTATCTTCTCTCATTTGTGCAAAACGCTTTTGAATCTCATAAATTTCTTCTTGCGATTGTCCCGCCGCAATAACCCGCTGCGCCTCAAGTTTATCTATTGCTTCTAAAGCAAGTTTTAACTCATGCTGCATATCATTAATTTTAGAATTAGAGAGGTTACTTAAAATAAGACGTTCTTCCTCTTCTAATTGTTTTATAACATCGCGCCGTTGCGTCTCGTAATATTTATTAATTTGATCGATATTCTCCTGATTGCCTGCAAAATTTGCGTATGCATCTGCAAGTTTTTTTCTTCTTTCAAGTTCTATAGAATAAAATGGATCGTTTGCTTGTTCTGCTTGAAACTTATCCCAAACTTCTTTCCATGTTTCTGTCCACTCCGCAGCTATTTTATTTCTGTCAGCTTGCTTACTGGACATCACATTAGTACCTGCAGCTAAATCCATTTGTACTCGTTCAAGATCTTGACGATAGTTATATAACCTGTCAGCTAATTGATCAAATAATGTAATATTCTGATTATCTAATGCTTCTTTTTGCTGCTCTTCTAAATTTCTAATAGTTTGAGCTATACTATCTACGGTATTTTGAATTCCCCTTACATATAAGTTTGCGCCATCAAATGTCATGTTATGTAATTGTTCTGTTAATGCTTGTAATTCACCTGTTGTACGTGTTATCTCGCTGTTTAATTTTGCTTGTTGAAAAGCTGCGTTTTCAGTTTCCCGAGCTGCCGCTTGCTGTTTAGATGCATAAACGGTAAAGCCAACTGCCAATGCTGCTACTGCAAGAGTAGATGCAAGTAGAATCGGATTAGCCGCGGCTTTAGCAAGATTTAAAGCCATCTGCGCGGCAAAGGCTCCCCAAGTTTTTATAGTCATAGCTCCAAGCAAGGCAGTAAGTATTACAATCGCTCCCATTAAGGCGCCTTTTAATAATGGGCTTTCATTTATTGCGTTTGTTATTTCTGTTAATACTTCTACAATTCCAATTGCTACAGGCATTAACATATCTCCAAAAGATGCTGCTAATGTATTTGTTGCTTCTGTTAAACCTTCTTGCATTGCGGCAAGGCTTTTTGACGCGAGTTCCATTCCGCCGAAATATTGACCGCCCGTAGCTGTAAGATCATCAAGCGCGGCGGAGAAATCAGCAAAACTTATTTTTCCTTTACTGGACATTTCTACGACTTCTGCAGTTGTAACACCGAAATTATTTGCAAGCGCATCGAGAATTGGAACGCCTTGATTAAGATATGTGTTTAAAACCTGCATATCAGCTTTACCTTTAGCCGCGGCTTGGCTAAATGCATTTACATAACTTGTCATTCTCTGTGAATTTCCCTGCGATAGATCCCCAAACTTTGTAAGCTGATCCTGTAAATCAGCAAGAGGTACCTTAGAAGCAACCAAAACATTAGTCGCTTGCGTAAGTGTATCTAAATCAAACGGAGTTACATCGTTAAATTCTTTTATCTGATTAAATAATCCGGCGCCGGCTTCCATGTCTCCAAGTAAAATACCAAACTGATTCCTTGCAGTCTGAAAGTTATCAGCGGTATTAAGAGCGGATATACCAATATCTTTTATAACTGTTAAAGCTTTAAGAGCAACAGCTGCCTCTGCTAAATTTTTTACTGATTTTTTTATATCGGTAATACTAGCGGCAGTTTCTTTAGCTACGACTTCGGCTTCTTTAAATGATTGCTGTAATTCCTTGCCGTCGCTCTTAGCATACTTACCAGATTCTTCGGCAAGCTCTTTGATTTGACCCTTGAGTGACGATACTATACGAGCGGCTTCATCCGCAGCGATGCGTATCTGTAACTCAAGGGTTTTATCCGCCATTTTTTTGTCCTTCTTTTTCCATTTTTTTTATTTCGCGCTCATCTTCATCTGCTTTGTAACGTTCTACTTTTAACGCAGATAAAGCTCTTGTTATCCATTCCGGCTGCTCCGCCCATCCGCCGGAGAACGGAAGGCTCTCAAGATTTTCGCTCAAATAAAAAACATCAAGAGCTATAAAAAATTCTTCGGTAAGATAAGATGCCGCATCCTTTAAAGGAATAAAGACATCCTGACCGCACTCATCTTTAACACGCGTATTCCAAAGCAGGTTACGCCCCGGAGATACGCATGCCTTATGCCTACCGTCGCGGTAAACACGGTAAGCAATCCTTAGTTTTTTTCGTTGATGTTCCCTTCATCCAGCATGCGGTCAAATTCTTTGACAATCTCTTTAAGAAGAGGTTCAAAAATAACAGGTGCATCAATAAGATTTTGCGCGCTTATTATTTTATTAATCTCATCTCCGGAGTCATAAGAACAATTTTCGATACTGATAAGCATTTCTCTTAAAGTTGCCAGCTCGTCCTTATCGATAACGATTTCCATTTTTTCCACTTTGCCCGATGATCCAGCAATGCCTTTGGCTTGTGGTTTACTGCGGCATCTGTTTTTCATAGCAAGAGTTGGTGTCCGATAATTAACTCTTATCTGATCAGTAGAACACGCTTCTTTATTCTTTTTAAATTCAGGAATAAAAACGCCTTCTTTTGATATTGTAAGTTTCATGTTTCCTCCTTATGCTGCCTGTTGGGCTTCGAGCGAATAGAACACAGGATCCATATCGGTAAGCCTGCCTGACGCATCGTAAGATTGAGCGCTGCCTGACTGTCCGCCGAGTCTTGCATTGTAAAGATAGATTTTGCAGAAAACAAAATCATCCGTTTCTTCCGGCAGGGCTGCTTTATTGGCATAGCCAAGCATATAAAGCGCGCGATTTGCTTCATCGCTTACAGTGTAGTTTCCTGCACCATCCTGCTTAACAAGTTTCATGTTGCGGTTAATAACTCCGCCGACTTGATCCGATTCTCCAACCGTAAAGATTGAAGATAACGAAAGCTGCGCGTCTTTTTTGCCAAGGCGGTACTTGCGGAACTTATCGTTAAGACGAGTTACATCAATTTCGCTTTGAGTGATAGATAAACTCCAGCTGGAAGCGTCCGCAATGTGCCTTAAATTAAGCACACGGAACTTGTCACCTGCTAAGGGGACTTCTGTCCCAAGAGCCGGAAACAGTTCATCTATTTTTAAGCCGGTTGGGAAAATTGTATCATCTTTGCCAATGGCAGTAATAATGCACATTACACGTCCGCCTGTATAAGTAACTTTTTCGCCGACTAATGTGGCAATTGTTTGGGCGCCGTCGCCTGTAAATTCATCGTTGCTTTTGTCACCGGTGAAAATCATGCTGTCATCACCGATCAAAACCTTTTGATTTTTTTCTGACATGTTTAGTCTCCTTAATTAGCTGCTTTACCAGCTGGGGGGTTTTTTTCGTTACCAGCCTTTGGATCTGGTGCGCCGTCTTTTGGCTTTGAGCCTTTGACCTTTTTGGTTTTTCCGTCTGTGGTCTTATATTCAGTCTTATAAATACCCATTAATTTCCTCCTGTTGGAAAAGTTATGATAATAAATCGATCGTCCTGTATGTCTTGAACGGCAGTAGAATCCGGGCTGTCAATGAAACTGTTTTCTTGACTGATCACTTGCGTGATACGGCTGTTTGGGATACCTACCGGTAATAACGTTGTGCCATCTTCTGCCTCAAGACGAAGCCCTGGTGTAATAAAATATTTATCCAAAGCTTCGATCGCTTCGATAGCCTGTTTTAATCCTGTCATGCTTTCTGCGGATCCTGCTACAGATATACGCAAGCGTATTGTTCTGCTGTTTTTAGCTGCCGGCACATCGTTTGGAATAAAAGTTTTAAGCAAAGATATTTTTATTACAACGCCTTTTTCATTAACAGATGACGGAGTTATAACGATCTTTGTATGAAAGTTTTTTCCGCAGATATTACGTTCTAACTGTTTTGCAAAAGCGTTTAAAGCGTCATAACTGTTCAAGTTCACTGCCAAACTCCTTCATTAATAATTTCATATCTTGTTCATTAAGATAGAAATACGGCCGTGCCGGAATCTCTACTGATTTTTTTAAGTAGTACAAGATGTGTTTTTTGTATTCAAGTTCTCCTGCAGCATTACGTGTTCTCTTTTTCTCACTGTAAACTACAGTTCTACCCATACGAAAAACAGAATAACCTGCTGACTTAAATCCGTTTAACACTTCCATTGGACTATAACCATACGTACCCTGATACTCTCTTGTTTTAGCGGATGGTATCCAAAGCCATTGTTTCTTTGCCTGAATAACTCCGCCGTTATTATGTATCGCAGCATAAGGCTTGTTTGTACCAATGCTTACAGTTCGATCATCAATTACTTCTTTTGTAATCGAATCACGTAAACCGCTTGTATCTTGCAAAGGTTTTCCTTCTCCTCTATAAGCTACAGTTGCAGCTGACAATGGCGCAAAGCCGTCGCCTTTATGTATCTTACTGCGAATCATCTCTACAGCCATATCGCCGATTGCAGCCATTTTGCCGGGCATTTTAAGAGCGTTAGATAAATCGTCTAACGCTTTTATTACCACGGCTTAGTCCGCTTTGGCGGTACCGCTACTGCGGCAGCCGTTCCTTTTTCCGGAGGTGTATTCGCTTCCGGAAAATCTCCCCAGGCTGCCCGGATTATGTCTCTCGCTTTTATGCGATACTCTTTACCGGCTTCCTCGTGCCCAAGCGCAATGTGCAACTCATAAATCGTATGCATCAGCACAATTTCACGTACGATCTTGTCATCAAAGTCGTAAGGCACATTTAGACGCCGCAGTACCGCGCCAATATAGATTACCGCCCGGGAAATCGCTCCCCAAACGGCATCATCCGATCCGTCAGAAAGTTGGGTATAGAGATTTTTCGACAAACGTTCCGCTACCTCTTCCGGCGTTACCGGATCCCCTAAGGGGTTAAAGGTTGCCAAAACCGCTTCCAGTTCGGCAGGCGGTTCGCTTGGAATGTCGTCTATACCCAGTTCTTCCATTAGACTATTACCTGCGCTTCTCTGATTGCGTCAACATTCGGAATCGGCATCGGTCTTGCCTGTCCGATAAGTTTGAGCGCTTCTGGATCATCCATCTTTACCTGATTGATATAGAATGGAAGTGACGCAAAATTTGCATCAAGCGAATCAAGCGCACAATATGCAAGGCTGAAAGCATCGTCTTTAGCGATTGCAACGATGTGCTTTGGTTTAATCGCCTTTACATAAGTTTTTGTCTTGTAGCTGTAATATTTTGCTGAACAAATGATGAACTTGGCATTTCCAATCTGAACATGATCCGGATGTACTTTGATAAGATCGCTATTATTTAGCTTTCCTGCTTTAGCAACAAGCGCAGAATAAACATCGAATCCGCAAAGGAAAACTAAATCAGTACCTTCTGAAGTTTCCTGCAGACTGTCGATGATTTGCCCGATTGAAGCTGTGATGTCTCCAACAGTTGTGCCGTCTGCATCCCATTTTTTGGCAATTTCGACTTTCTTTGGCGTGCCAAAATCGACCACGTAGGTATCCATCGTGTTGTCAGCATTGCGGATATCATATTCAATTTTCCCGGTAATTGACTGTAGCCATCGCTTCGGTTGTTTTCCTTACGATTTTTCGCAGCTTGTCGATTTTTCTATCAACCAACTGCTGCTGCTGCGCAAGGCCAAGTGACCTCATCTCGTTTATTTCTTGAGCGTTCAAGATCAGAGACGGGGTTATATTTGCCGGATCAATCAGCTTAAGCGATGTTTTATTTAAAGGAACAGCGTAAGAAGATGAACCCCTTGTTATTAACGGAATGTTTTTTTCCGGCAAACCAAGATCCGCATGGGCCAATTTATCCTTTGGATGATTCCATCGAACCGATTCCGGATAAATTAAATCCATGATGAATGTACGGATTGGCGGCAGTCTGTTAAGACTGTTTACAAAAAACTCCAGAGTAAAAAATTTCTTTAAAAAATCCCACATATTAAAAGTGCCTCCTGTTACACGTAAATGCCCGCAACTCTAAGAGCTGCGATTTGTGCGGCTGTCGCGTCAGCAGGTCCTGTTGACGGAACATACTTGAGAATTTCGGCGGGGCATGATCCGTGGATCATAACATTGCCGGAAGTTTCATTTTCTGCGACACGGCTTTGAAGTACACCGATAATGTTCGATGTTGCCGAGCTTGTCAGAGCCGTAGCTTCTCCCGGTATGGGCGTGGTGTTATCCATAGCCTGTACCATGATTGTGCCTTCAGGCCAGGCCGGATGTTCGTCTGGCAGCGTAAAGGTTGTGATGAACGGCTGATGCCTTCCATCGGCGGCAGTACGCATATTGATTTCCGCTTGCGTAGTTACCCCGTTTACGATAGAGGTCAATAATAACGATAAAAATCCCTTCATGTATTACCCCTTCTTAAATGTTGGCGAAATTAATCCGCTTGGAATCTGCGGATGCGGCGTCTTCGCCGTCAGACAAATTCATTGCTCCCAGCTCTACCTGTTTTGGGTAGGCGGAAACAAGCTCGATAAGGCAGTCAACGGCGGAAACTTTGCGTTTTCCTTCCGGTGCCTCGCTATCGGATAACTCGATTGTTTTGCCGTTATCCAAAGCGTCGCAAAGGCGCAAAGCCTTTTCGCGGATTGGATTCGGCATCTTCGAGTTATCCATTGCGGTTTTTAACCGCTGCCTGTCCGCTTCCTTTTTGCTGTTTTCAGCATCAGAAAGGGCAAGTTTGTTTTGTTCGGCTTCCTTTTGAAGCCGCTCATTCTCTTCGCGCAAAGCTTGCGCTTCTTGTTCAGTCACTTTACTGACCTCCGTGTGAGTATTTGTTGAATCTCCTGCTTCTTCTGGTAGTTTAGATTCAGAGGATGTACTATTTTCTTTTAAAAAGTTTTCTGGTGGGGTATCGGATAAGTAAAACTGCTTTTCCGATGGGGAAGGAAGTCTGCGGCTTTGAACTGCATCCGCAGCAGCTATACCAAGATCTTCCTTAATCTCTTTGACAAGGTCTTTTATTGCGGGGGGTTCTTCGCCTAAATATGCAAGATGGTGCAGATACATTTTCCCATCACTGGCACGCTGGCGCGCTCCGATTGAAACATCAGGGTAATATCCGGCGTCTACAGAATCAGCAAGCGCATCGTCTTCTTCGATTTCTCCAATAAGGGTTTTATTGTGTTCGTCATAAGAAACACCTACAACATTACCCAAACGAGGAGATGATGCGTCAGGCCAATGCCCGGAAAGGGATATTGGAGCCTTTTTTATTTCCGAGAATGTTTCTGCGATTTCCTGCAGGTCTTTTTCGGTAACAATCTGCGGATTGTCCTTAGAACCGAATATGCCGACCTTCGCTATTTCTCTTGTTCGTATCTTCATGCTTAAATTAAAACACGATAAAACAAGGTTTTCTCTAAATGAGATAAAGGGGTATTTTAGGAGTGTTTTTAGTAAAAAAAAGATAATTACTGAAAATAGCCTAAATTTGCAGTCTCGGATGGCTTTTTATACCCCCCATTTTAACGAAATTTTAACGGCTAAAATCGATCGCATTTGGGAAAAGGTAAATATCCACGTTGAGGCCTAAATCGGGCTGTTTACGGGCTTTTTAGGGATTTCGTTATTTCTAAATATTTATTCTATCTTGACTTTTATCGCTACGCTGTCTGCAGCATTTATACGATAATAATTTAATTCTGAAAGCAGTATACTTCCACTTCCTCCAAATGTATAAAAAGCATAAATATTTCTTAATTTATCAATTTCACTGCCATATTTTGCAGTAATTGGATAAGTAGATTTACTTACATTATCTTTATCATTAAATACAACCATATAATAACCAGCGAATGTAGAACTATTACGATAAATATTTCTTTTTTTTCTGCATAGTTCAGCTAAAGTATTTAAATCAAAAGAACCGTTGCAAACATAATACTCAACCCTATACATATTTGATCCAATTTTTTCATTTTCTGAAGCGACTAGAGAATAGACACCAAAATTCTTTAAATCATTAACTGATCTTTCTCCTAAAAAAGAAGCAATTACCATTACAAGTGGAAATATAAGTATGGCAGCACCAATAATAATTAGATTTATTTTTTTCTTCTTGTCCATTTATCTCTCCTTTTTTATCAATCCCAATTTTCGGGGTGGAACCAAGCAAATACCCTGCCAAATATCTGTAACCGATCAGACAACGCTGAATCGTCAGCTTTGAAGCTCATCGCAAGCTCTGCTTTCTCTAAATCAGCTACCCTGACCGAAAAGACTTTTATCTGTCGGGTAAGGGAGTCGAACTCCAGCCTCTTACAGTATACATCACCATCCAAAGAAAATACATATATTCCGTCAATATTTACCATTTTTTTATCAGCCTCAAAAAGTACAATATCTCCGTCCTTTATTCCGGCGCCCAGCATAGATGAGCCATTTACAGGGACAGCATAGATCTTGCCGGTCTTGAGCCTAGGAACCAAATCGAAGACATTTACATAGCGGTCGATGTTTGATTCATCA